AAGAAACACAAGTCAAATATAAGGAAGAAACTGAAACAGTCTGTGAACTGTCAGAAACAACACCAGAAACAGCACCAGTTGTGATGGAAGCTGCAGAAATGCAAGACAATCCTCTTTGGTCAGAGCAGGACATTGATGCACCAATAGATGACCTGTGTTTGCACAGTGATAATCCAGCGGAAGCGGCTGTCGGCACAGAAGAGGATTGTTCCCCTGAACTAGCCGCTAGTATAATGGCAAATGCTGAGGATGTTTCAAAAATGGCCATGTGCTGTCATGTGCCCAAGCATAAAAATGCTTCAAATGTCTCATTCTGTCTGCGACAGTTCGCTGGAACCTGTCCAGAAGTCCGCTGCATTCTCCAGGCTCTGTCGAATGCTGTTGTCCAACTCAATGTGGTAACTCAACAACAGAATCTCGGGCCCAGCGACTTGACCCTGATAAGTGAAGCACTTGATTTCAGGCATGAAGTTTTTTCATACATCATGTTGAACAGTGTGATGGGAACAGGCCAGTCATTGGGCACAGACAAGAGCATGCTTGAGCTTTGCGGCATTAATAATTCACCTGATTATTTCGAGGTTGAAGGCAACAGGGTCAGAATATATGAGTTCAGTGTAGGGAAGAACCTCAACACTACTAGGGGCTACAAACGGGTGGGCATGATTGACCAAAAATACAGCCAGAATGTGGCGGCATTGAAAGATAAAGGGTATGAAGCCGTGGTGGTATTTGCTCTGTACGGCTTGGATCAAACGGCAGCAGACAACATAGCTAGGCTGGAGGGTAAGCTGAACCTACAATTCAGTGATATCTCCAAGAGTGCACTAACTGAATTCGACAGCATCATACGTAGAATGCCGCATCATCTGAATCAATTCAACCAGAAACAGTTCAAACTTGAGTCTGATCTCCTGAATGAGATTGCCATGAAGGAGTTTAAAGAGGAACCCTGGCATTATAAGGCATTGATGTGTGATGTTAAATCTGTTGAGGCACTCAGGAGGGAGACCCGGATGCTGCAAGATGAGCAGAAGTATCGGGTGAAGTTGACAAAAAATTGTGCAACTTTCATTTCATCTGTGATGGGTACAACTGGGTCCGCTTTGAAAGGCCTAGCAAACATGCCTACAAAGGGCGAGCTTGTTTCTAAACTTTTGTCAATGGAGAAAAAGCTGGGCACACAAAGAATGACTGAAGTCTTCTATACATTCAAGGGCAGACCACATCTGCAAGATGATGAGGAGTTTACAGACCATGGCAGTTTCACTGAGGATGAATACATTGACCCTAGGTACGTTGGGTTTTACATACCGCAAGTTTCACTGATTGATATGTATGCCCCTGACATGCATGATGAGATTGACTCCATAAGTGCAAATGACCTCATGACTGACTTGACCCACGATATGACTGAAGCAAGTGTTACGGATGCTGTTGACAAATTTACTGATGCATTATCCTATGCCAACTTACTGTCATCAAACGCAAGCCCACCCAAGGTCTACGATCCGAGGCGTAGCTTCCTAGTCCTGCCTGCACTTGATTGCCTGGTTGACAATAAATTCCAGAATTATAATTTCTTCGCAGACGATGCCTTTAAAGGTGCGGTTACAGAAACCACCACTGACATAATCCAGGCTGCAAAGCAGCAGATGTACGTCCCTGGGAAATACACCGGACCAGAAACTGATGATTACATGAGGCACAAGCAAGGTATGGTTAAGTCCAATAAGGAACTGCATGCATTTATAATGGCCAATTGGGGCCAAGTGAAAAAGATACCGGTGTTAGCCCATGAGAAACCTCAGTTTGCACAGGAGCTCAAGAAGCTGCAAGACAATGTAAATGTTTTCGCCAAGGCTATGAGGAGGACAAAGGTGAGTAATGACAGAGGCAGTGTAAAACTCAATAGGCTTCTCAAGCAGTCGATTGTTG